GAATATCAATATTAAATGTCTGAGTGCCGTGGATTTCTTTGTCGCGCTTTCCAGGCACAATCACCACAGCGGGGTATTTTGGAATCCGCTTTTCGTCATATCGGCCAACAAACTCAATACCCAATAATGGCGACTTCTTATCTAAGAAGTCTCCCATCATATCTATGGCTTCTTTAGTAGTTGAAATCATCCGATTATTGGCTTAGGCCCGAAGCGACCGGCAATACGAGTCTGAAGTGTTCCACTACCTGAGATAGCAAAATGCTTGGTAGCTTCTTCAAGACCAAAAGAAACCCATTGATCGAATTTTACAAGAATTTCATAGGTAGCTTCACTACTTAGTCCAATATAGGGACGTGGAGGCAAACCAGTATAAGTTTCTGATGTTTCCTTTTCAAATCCTTTAACTTTTCGCTGAGCACGGACAGTAGGAACATTAGCTGAAAGAAAGTCCCTGCCTACTTGATGAGCGTGCCAATAGGTAGGTAGATTACTTGTATCATAGAAAAGAGAATCACCAGCTACATGAAATCTCCAGGCTTCAGTAGAAGCGTCTCGTAATTTTCTATGTCTCTTATTGCTACTATTCGTACCTCGGGTTAAGATAGGTTCAGCAAATCCTACATCTTTTATCTTTCGTTTTTCATAAAGGGGGTCTAAAGAACGCCACGCTTTATTACCATAACCTTCGGGACTTGTTTGAGTAACAAAACGCTTTTCCATATCATGTCGAGCAATAGCTGCTGATGTAGCCATTACCGGACCGACATCTTCAAAGTATCCAGCGAGTTCTCCTAATTTAACGGCAGCTTCATTAAAGCCAAGAGCTTCAACTTCAACTCGTTGAAAATCAAGTCCGAAGTCCTCAGCGATAAAAGCCATTACGACCAAACTTCTGAAACAGAGAAGGACGGTGGTTGAGTAGTGTTGTTAGGATAGAATCCAGTTTCACTCAAACTGTCATTACTAATCTCATTGCCACTTACATCAATCACCGTTTCAGTACCTTGTCTAATTTCATTCAGTTCGAGAACACACTCATTGTAGAGATTCTGTGCATACAGAGAACCGTCTGAATCATCTTCAGCAGCTAAAATTGCGTAAAATTTAGCTGCGACCAGCTTACCGGCAATACGTCGAATAGCCTCCGGCGTATCAGCCGGAGATACCCACGTATTCATTAAAGCTAGATCGAAAACACTGGCAAGACGTGCTCGTATTAGACGTTGTGCATCAACGTTAAGATTAATGATATCAGCATCTTGTGCCTGTAACTTATCCGCAGGAAGATGCACATTCACGTCATTAAGAGCAGCGTATGCCATTAGTGGTTAACTCGATTCCAAGACCATGCTACGAAGAAGATAAAAAACGAGATTGCAACAAAAAATCCTGAAAAGAATGGAAGTATAATATCCATGAGAGAAAGAGTAAGGGGGAGGGCCACCCCCCTTACTCTTCGTCCTCCACTACTTCATTACCTTCAGGCTCAGAAGAATCTTCGGCAGGAGAGAAATCATCTTCCAAATCCTCAATCTGCTTTCTTAGTAGATGATCCCGATACTCTTTCGGGCTACCAGTCCAGTTAGGAGGAAGCTCTGGAAAAGGAGATGAACGAACAGCACGAGATTCTACTAACTGCTGCCACTCATCCTCACTCACACCGAGAGATCCTGCCGAAACTTCGGAGCCAACTTCAATAACTCCATCGGCAGTTTTAATGCTTGTCCAAGCAAACATTCCTTCAGTAGGAACTTTCTTACGTGCCATTATTTACTACTCCTGTGTATTAAACCGGGTCAACCGCTGTCTGAATAAGATATCCAGCAACGTTGGAAACGATCTTGAGATCGTACTCATAAGTCGTTCGGAACAAGTCAGAACGAGTATCCTCATCACGCCAACGATCAACTGCGCGAACAGAACCATCAGGCTGATTGTACACGAACGTCTTTGCGAACGTCTTAGTCTTTTGACCAGGAACCGGATCAACAAGACCAAGCCAAACATCCTGTCCCCAAAGAGAAACAATGTTTTCAGCAGCCCAAACGTTCTGAGCCGTGTTAACCTTAGAGTCTACAATGAAGAAATTAGTAGGAGCAGGAACGTTGATAAGAGCCTTCCAAGCATCCGGCTCAGAGAGCGAGAAGTTCTTGAAACGATCAACAACGCGAGGATGCTGCTCGATGATTCCGAGTGCGTCAATCGGAATAATCATCGTGTTCGGCCACCTATTAGTCAGCGTATACACCTTGAAGCACGCGGCCCTAAGATCGGCAACCGGATTAGACGTTGAAGCAACACCACCAGTGTAATCAGACCACTTAGCAGCACCAGCAAGAGCAGTAGTATTCCCAACTGCGTAGTTAGCAGTATTACGGAAAGCAACTGCAACCTTCTGTTCATGCTCAAGAAGAAGAGAACGAGTGACATCTTCAACAACATCACGCTCAGGATCAATCTGCAATGCTCCGCCAAAGACGGGATCTGCAAGACCTCCCTGAGAGTTTAATTCACGCCTTTCCTCATCCACAACACGTCCCTTAAGAGCATACTGTGTGGTTGAGAACGTATCTTCACTCCACTTGCGCGGTCCGATTTCCCTTGCGGAAGTACCGGGTTCACGCTTAGAGCGATAGATCAACCAGTTAGAACGATCGAAAACACGATATCGTCCACTCTTAGTACGAACTGGCGTAAGAGGAGCAAGACGCTCACCGTACAATGTCTGATCCTGGAATCCAACCGAAAATCCGGTAAGAATAGGATCAATATAAAGTTGACTCGGATCGTAAGCCATTTAGTTATCTCACCTCCCTTACGGAACTAACGGAGAACCAGGGGTTAACAGAACAGGAACAAACTCTCCTGCATTGCCACTCGCAAGAGCAATACCAAGAGGACGCGCTCCCGAATTCGATGCAACAGCTTTTCCTGTCGCATCACTAACAACAATAGTACCAAGAGTAACTCCACCCGAACCAACTTCAACAAGTGGAGCACCCGAAACACAAACTGAAGCTCCCTTACCCTTAGTAATCTCTCCCGCTGAAACAGGATACATCGAGATACCAAGAATAACATCACCCTCAGCAGTAACAGGACCGACCGTATCAGCATCAATTAACTTGACAGCATTGTAGCGCCCAAGAGCACCAGCAGCCTTAAAGCCGATAGAGTCATCCCACAAATAACTCTCTGCCATTATCCCTCACCCCTTTCAACAGGAGAGGCAACACTATTACGATAGACACTCGCAAGTGCAGGATTTTCCTGCATAGCGCGAGCAAGTGCATCTCCATAAGAAAGTCCTTCAGAAGCAACCTTCTCATAAGCAATATCACGGAGTTTCGTTGCCGCACTCTGACCATCATCAACCGCAGTAACATCTACACCCTGCTTGGAACCATATTCCTTGTAATCAACGATCGCAGTATCAGATGCAACGAAATCGAGGAAGCTCTTAAGATCGGAATGAGTAACGAGTCCATCCGCAACCTTAAGGTGAAGATCCTCAACCATCTCAAGACCGAGAGAAGAAAATCCCTTTCCTGTGGAAAATTGAGCATAAGTATCGGCAAACATCTTAGCCGCATTTCTACGATCAACTTCACGGAGTCGAGAAATTTCTGCTGCCTGCTCAGGGAATAATTTGGCGAATTCGCTCTCAGTACCCTCATCGCCATCGTCGCCACCATCATCCGGTGTCTCACGCAATGCCCTAATAGCATTCTCCAAATCTTCAGACGTTGCATCCTCCGAAAGACCTAGAAACTCTAGAGTCTCAGGAGTAATATCCATATCCTTGTTCCTTTCGTTTAGCTTTACTTCTTGAACCTTCAACGACTGACCTGTGTTACTTGCTGTATGCATACTGACAGCAAATCCTGTTGGCTGACTTGTGCTCGCGTTGGTGACAACAGCATCGAGTGTTTCTACGCCATCAATCATTCCTCTCTTTAGTGCAGTTTTAGCACGATAGGCGCGACCTTGCCCGAATTCAGCGGCCACAGTTTCAGCATCAATTCCACGACCACGGGCAACATCACTTACAAACTCGTCGTACGTTTCTTGCATCTGTTCTAACTTAAAGGCTTTTGCATCCTCACTTAAAGGCTGATGAGGATTAGCTTCAGCCTTATACTTACCAGCAGTTAGAATAGTCCTCTTGATTCCATCTTTCTCATCCTGAGCACTCGTATCAAGATGCATGGCAACTACACCAACTGAGCCAACCATGCCTGACGGAGTTGAATAGAATTCATCTGCTTGTGAACCAAGATAGTAAGCCGCAGACATAGCATTCGGATTCGCTACTGCAATGATTGGCTTCTTACCTCTTGCAGCGTGAATAGTGTCAGCCATCTCTTTAATCATGGATGCCTGACCACCCGGACTGTCAATATTTAGAACAATGCCCGTAACCATTTCACTGTCCATTAAGGCACCGAAATCTTTTTGTAACTGACCGATACTAGTTGCTCC